CAGAAATTGGTACAAATGAAGGTGAACAATTCAATAGTCAAACATCAGAAGCATCGACTAGCTTACAAGCCACAGTGTCACAGAGTAAAATCGGATTACAATCAGCATTGGGTGTAATTACAGGTCAAGGCGGTGGATTCGGTGATATGGCAGCAGCCGGTGATATGGGTGCTGATATGAGTATGCCACCAGAAGAACCAATGGACGATGAGATGGATGTAGGTGGTGAATTACCCGAAGAGCCACCAGAAGAAGAACCAACATCTGGATTAGGCAGATCCACTCGTTAACATGCGTTTATTCGAATTTGCACAGGATGACCCTTTGCGTGTCAAACTGACAGCAGTAGCCAGCCAATTGGAATCACGTTTTAAAAATCAAAATCAACCGTTACCATTAGATTTCTTTTTAGATATACTTAGAAAAAGTGATATCGCAGTTGATGAGGAAGATATCTATGATATCATCAAAAAGGAACCATTGGTAAATATTATAGATAGTATTGAAGGTGGAAACGTAATATTTAAAGGACAATCAGGTGCCGAAGGTGAAGAAGACGGACCTGATGAAAATCAAAAAACACTACAGTCAATGGCTAGCAAACAAGCTAGTAAACTATAATCCACTATAATCCACTATAACTAACCAAATACATTGTACTACAGAGAAATTTGTAGTACAATTGCCATATGTACAATCCCAATAAATTTAACTATCAACCTCTACCGCGTATGGAGATTGATGGTAAACGTAGATACGCCACACCTGACGGTGAGAAACTTCCTAGTGTCACCACGATACTAGATGCTACTAAATCAGAAGAAAGCAAACAAGCACTGAATAATTGGCGCAAACGTGTAGGTACCGTACAAGCGCAAGCAATTACTACTGAGGCTGCTGGTCGAGGCACACGTATGCACAAATGGCTTGAAAACTATATTAAGACAGGTGAGACAGGAGAGCCTGGGTCAAACCCATATAGCATTCAAAGTCATACTATGGCTCATAGTATTATTTCCCAAGGTCTTATTAAGTGTAATGAATATTGGGGTACAGAAGTGCCATTATATTTCCCCAAAGTCTATGCTGGTACTACTGATTTGTGCGGAGTACATGATGGTAGTGAGGCTATCATGGATCATAAACAAACAAACAAGCCTAAAAAACGTGAGTGGATTGATGACTATTTTGTTCAATTAGCCGCTTATGCTAATGCACATAATGAGTTACACGGGACAAAGATACGTAAGGGTGTTATTTTTATGTGTGATCCTAATGCTATGTATCAGGAATTCATCATTGAGGGTACTGAATTTGACAAATATACTGATATGTGGTTTAAGCGAGTAGAACAGTACTATATGCAGTTCCTTTAAATCGTGATAAATAGTTTAATCAACTAAAGATTAAACTATGGCCATTGTACAAATAAGTAAAATAATTCACAGAACTGGCGCAAATATTGATTTGCCTCAATTAGACACGGGTGAAATAGGCTTTGCATCAGATACTAAGCGACTTTATATAGGAAATGATTCAATCATTCATCCACCGGGAAGTCCTGACCAAACAACACAAACTGAAATTTTAACTGATTCATCAGTAATAAGGTTTGACCAATTAGCAGGTTCTGCTACTACTACATTGAATATTTCAGGTAATGTAGAAAATGGACAGGTACTAGTTGTTAATAATTCTACTTGGACTAATGGTGGCGGTACGGCAGGCGGATTAATTAATCTAGGTAACGTAGCAAACGTAAAAGTATCCGGTGGAGTCAACGGGTATGTATTAACAACAGACGGTGCTGGTAATTTAGCTTGGACTACTAATGGTATTATTAGGTACGAAATACAGAATATAAATTTTACTACCGGTACAGGAAGTCCATCACATGCAGTAGTAGTTACTACTAAAACAGCGCACTTGTTACCGACTGGTGCTACTGTAACTATTATGGGTGTAAGTGGTAGTTCTATTCAAACTGCAATTGATACATCTGGTATTACATTGGATATCGGTGGAGGTACTTATGTTTCTTCTAATAGATTTTATGTTAAACGATTAACTGACACTACTTTTGCATTGTATACAGATAGTAATGCTATAACAAATCCAGTAGACGGTAGAGGTTGGGATGACACTACACCTTATGTAAGTGGTACAGGATATGCATTGGGCTTTGTTCCTCCAGCAGGAACAAGTGCTCCCGGTGGCTCTGCAACTCAATTACAATTTAATACTTCGGGTGGGTTTGATGGTAGTACTAATTTAACATTTAATAAAGTCACTAATTTACTGACAGTGGGTGGAAATGTTACTGCTACTACTGTAACAGCTAACATAAATGGTAACTTTGATGGTCGAGTTGGATACTATAGTCCTAACTCAGGAGCATTTACTAGCATTACCGCAACCACTACACTAACTGCAACAGGCAACATAACAGGTGGAAATGTTAAAACATTGGGTACTGCTAACGTAGGTACATTGATTGTAACCGGAATTAGCACCCTAGCCAATGCAAGTATTGCTAATGTTAAGAGTGATAACATATTGTATGCAAATGGTGTGCCGTGGCCAATTGGTGCAGGGTATACAGGTGTATCAGGAAGTGATACTCAAATTCAATTTAATGATACTGGAACTTTTGCAGGTTCTGCAAATTTAGTGTTTAACAAAACAACTAAGATATTTACCGTAGATAAGATTACTGCAAATGGTTCTTTACTTACTAATTTAACGGGTGCTAACGTAGAAGGAACCGTAAGTTTAGCGGCAGTTGCTAATTCAGTAGCTGGTGCTAACGTCAGTGGTACCGTAGCACAAGCAACTTATGCTACAACTGCTAACAGTGTATCTTGGAGCAACGTAGCGGGCAAACCTACTTTTTCTACTGTAGCTACTAGTGGAAGTTACACTGATTTATCTAGCAAGCCAACCATTCCAGATGCACAGATACAAAGTGATTGGAATATAACTGATAATGCATTAAAATCTTTTATTGTTAATAAGCCAACTATACCGGCGGCACAGATACAAAGTGATTGGGCTCAAGTTGATAACACATTAAAAGATTTTATTAAGAATAAGCCAACGATCCCTGCGGCACAAATACAAAGTGATTGGAGTCAAGCAGGTACAGGGTCTTTAGACTTTATTAAGAATAAGCCAACTATACCAGCGGCACAGATACAAAGTGATTGGAATGTAACTGATAATAATCTAAAGTCATTTATTGCTAATAAGCCAACAATTCCAGCCGCACAGATACAAAGTGATTGGAATGTAACTGATAATACTCTAAAGTCATTTATTGCTAATAAACCTTTAACGGGTGTATTACCTCAAGTATTATTATACAATCAAACTAACGTTAATAGAACACTGTTATTAACTGACGCTGGGAAACATATTTACATCAAGTCAGAAACCAATGTATATAGCGCAAATGTAGTTATACCTGTAAATTTTAGTGTGGCTTTTACTATAGGAACTAAGATTGATGTTATCAATAGTCCATATAGTGAAACATCTTCATATGTAAAAGTTTCTGATAGTGCTATTGTATCGTTATTTTTATCAGGATATGAAGCTATTGCATCACCGGACGATCCGGTAGAAGTTAAACCGGGTGAAATAGTTCATCTATTAAAGGTAGAAGAAGATACGTGGATAGTTGAGCGAAAGAGATAAATACTTAGTTCAATAACTTATGCTGTATGTCCACAGCGTAGTCCCTAGAACGGTCATTACAAAAGGAAAAACAAATGGCACGCAGTTTAAATAAAAAATATTTTGGTAATCGTAACGCTGGTACAACAGGCACCAGTGACGATAAAATTGGTGGCGAAGGTGTAGCAAGCATTACGCTAGGTGGTGTAAACAACAGTTCAGGTTATGCATTAAATGATCCACTAGTCATTAGTGCTCCTACTCTACCGGGTGGAGTACAAGCTACTGCTATAGTATCACAACTTGGTGCTAGTAATAAGATTCTTGCAATTGAAGTTACTGAAAAAGGTTCTGGATATACGGCAGCTCCCACAGTTACAGAAAACGTTGGCGGAGTTCAAGGTACATTAACATTTACCGCAGTATTAACCAATACACAAGAAGAAAGTATATACGCAAGAGCTAAGACCACATCAGGTGGCACAAGTCAACTATGCGATATTATTCGTCAAGTTGGTGCTCGCCGTTTCAAAGTTAGAACAGCAGACGGTACAGCAATTTGTACGTTAAAAGGTAGTGCTGTGTCAGCAGAAGGTGACATGGCTATTCAGGCCACTGACAGCGCCGGCGGTACATATTTTGTTACAAAAATTAGTAACCGTCGTTGCACTGTAACACAAAGTACCGGTACACAATTTGCAACAGATTCAAGCGTTCCATGGACTTTTGGTGCGGCAGTATTAAATACTTCTGTTCAACTTGATAACGCTTAATATTTTTAAGCATCAACAAAAAAGCCGCATCAAGCGGCTTTTTTTATTAGTTTCTTTAGTTTGTCTTGCACTACATCAAAGTTAATTGTATTAAACAATCCCGGATGTAATGGTTTAGGATAGTGTTCCCCGTCTATCCAACAATATCCACAATGTTCTTCATTTAATTTAGGAATAAATTCATTGTCTATTTTGCAAAAGAATGTATGATATGTAAATGTATTGTTTACAAACTTTTGAATAGGTACAAGTTTAGCATCATTGGGGAAAAAGTCTATTTCCTCGACACACTCACGTTTAACACCTTCTAATAGTGTTTCGTTATTTTCAATTTTGCCCCCGGGTATTCCCCAGTTGCCGGGATTTTTAGAATCGCTTCTTAGTAAAAATAAAAATCTTTGTGTATTACTTGCATAAAAGAATACACCTGCACTATTGTTCTTCATACTATGATTTATCACAGTATTACTTCCCCATTAAATTACGATGTTGTAATCACCTTGGTCATACCAACCTTCATAACTCTTCATCCAAGCACCTTCTGCATACCTATATTGAACACCGGAGGTTATGTTAGTTACATATTCTGTTGTAGTTGAAGATTGGCTATCAAAATTAACAGTCCATTTACTAGTTGATGCAGTATACTGTATGATATCATTTGCATTAGCTACTAAATCACCCCAAACACTATAGTTTGCTGGAGTAATACTAGGATCGCCTATAGATTCTACTATTAAATATCGTTGTCCATTACTTACACTAGGTAATCCGTTATCGGGACCTTTAGTTCTAGGATTAATAATACTATCAACTGCCTGTAACGTATTTTGCGGCAATGTATCAGGATCTATATTATATGATAATAGCCTATCATCTGTTGGATTAAATGCAATAGTACCTACAATGTCAGTATCCATATATGTATTTTGCAACCATATTTGACTAATACCCGGCTTTACAGTTCCGTAAACATTTAATACACTTTGCCAATACAATGGTACATTTGGATTTTCCGGTAAGTCTATTTCTGTATTACGCGGTTCAAAAACTTGATTAGCAGGAAGTATTTGTAATGTATTACCTATCAACAATAATTTATATCCATATGGAGTAATCTTTTGTCTTGTACCCAATAACAAATCATCGTCTTGCATATCAGTGAGAGCAGTGCCTCTAAAGATACTAGCAATAATTTTATGAATGACACCAAGTTTTTTAACTTTACTCGGTGTGCTGATCCATATAGGCATATAGAACTTCCATGTCAATACATCTATAGGATTTCCTGTACCCTGCGGTATTGTCTTACTACTAAATGTTAATCCATCCTGATATACAACACTTAAACTTGTCCAGTCAATAAAGTTATCTGTACTTTGAATCTCCATTGCAGGATTAAACAATACACCTAATTGTTCAACTAACTCTAATTTCTGATTATAATTAGTTGTCCAAAAGTCTACACTAATTCTTAATGTATATGGTACTGGCATAATACGTTCAACTGTAAATGCTTGTCCCTGTGTTTGTTCGTATTGTCCTGTTTCCTGATTAAATGAGCGTTGTCTAACACTTACTTTGTCTAAGAAGTATGGATCTTGGGTTCGTTTTTGGTCGTATTCTAAACCACTAATGTGATATGTAATTAGTGGTGCACTCGGTAAACTATTAGGACTATTATTTCCTTGTATAGCAGAAACCATTCTACTACTATCACCATACTGTATAGGCACACGTATAACAATATCATTACCGGCAGGGTCTTTACCTTTTGTAACTTGCCAATCACTAAAAATTCTTGCAAATTGAATTAAGAATCTACGTATCTGATTGTCATAAAAATATTGTGCCATTGATTACCTTAATCTGTTTGTATTTTAAACAATGTTGACAATGATTGAATTTCAGGTATCGTGGTTCCGTCGGACAATGTAGTAACATTAGTGTTATTAATGAATGTATTTAGCTGTGAACCACCTTCGCTATCAAATCCTCCAGCTGGTCTATTATTGACACTTATCTTCACCCATAAATTACCATCATATCTATACATAATGTTAGGTAAATAATCAGTGCGTAAGAAGTAATCTCCTAAATTAGGATTTGACGGGAAAGTTATACCTGCTCTGAATGGTAATCCATTTGGTGCAGTACCATCACCTGTCATATTACCATCAGTGTATCCAAAACTCTCTGGACTATAACGAACTATCCATCTAAATCTAGGATCCGCATCAGCACGATAATCCATTTCGTTTGTATCAAGTAATGGACCACCGTTCATTGGCCAATCAGGTAATGTTATGTCCTCATCAGCTCCTGTATATATGTTGTCAGATGTACCATACGGTCTGTCAATTAAAGCTGTTGCAGTAGCGGCTAATACTAAATTAGGTTCTACTGGGCCTGAACCTGTATCAGTTCTTTCAGGAGCTATACTTGCTACTTCTAAGTTTACTTGCGTTAATGCTTTTAATAATTCACGACTACCTATAGGCATATCCCATATATCTTTCATAGCTGCCGCACCAATTCTTAGTACTGGCATTGAGTATAACAATGATATACTTCCCCTTGTTGGTACAGGATTAGTTTTTGGTACAACAACATTAACCGGTAGTGCAGGAGCACTACTTGCAGTTGGTACAAGATATAATTGACTTCTATCGTATCCTAATTTAGGCACAATACGTGCAGCCTCAGCAACCATAGCATCATTTATTGCAATGTTTTGATTATATCTACCTAATATATCTCTTAAGCTGTCTGCTGTATCTAATTGCCAATATGTGCTATTAGGAGGGGCGATTCCAACTGGAACGTTTTGTTTAGGGGTATAATTTTTATTACCAAAACTAACTACATACCCCGGTAAGTATGTAGCAGTCAAACTCCAATCTCCTAAATAATTATCTTTACTCACTGGTTCTTTCAATATATTACTAAATTCTTGACTATCAACTAGTGGCTCACATTTGATTCTCCACAAATGAGGATACCAGGTATTACTAAATCCTTCGCTTGCAAAGTTACCGTCTGTTATTTGATAATATCTACGCAAACTTGTAGGTATATCCTCGTTTAATGGATGATAGTCTGTCAGATGAGGCATCTCAATTACATCACCCACTATTAATTTACGACCTACAATATTAATCATGTCGTTATAATGTATAGTTACAAATATAACATCGTTATTTAGAAATAATCCAAACTGACTTAAGTCAAAATCTAAATTCTGTACATTATAATGACCACGTAATCTATAGATACTATCATCATATTTTCTATCACGATTTTCTAGGAATAATAGATCCTGAATGTTAGTTGGATCTAATGAATTATATCGGGGTTGTGACAGACTAGCAGTAGGTCCTGAATCAGGGACACCTAAATACTTATGTACATATAAATCTGTGGCTCCGACACTAAGCATTTCTGATATTGTTCTATCAAAAAATCTATAGTCGTTTCCCTTTTCCGAGCGGTATAATGATAACTTTGGCATAATATAGTATTTATCGCGGCTGTAATGCAAAAGTCTTACCTCTCAGAGGTTGACAAATAATGGATAAGGCTATATAATACTAAGTATTGTTTAACAGGAGTAAACTCAATGGCGATTCGTAAACACAAACAGACTGACGACCACTTTATCAAAGCACTTAATCCTAGGGATGCTGACCAAAAATACATGGGTGATGAACCGTTTTTTCCATTGCAACCCGATGACAATGGTAGAAAGTTAGCACTAACAAACAGTTTTACGTGGTATAATAGGTTTTACGGTAAAAAAGACGCAAAAGAATTATTGTGTCAGTATTTGGAACATCATAATCGCACAGCCGAAGCCAAACATGTGCGTAAAGTACATGAATCTGAATTTTTGATGACATTGTGCTGGTTGGCTAGAATGACAATGAGGGGTTTAGAACTTAGTGAGTATGAATCACTTACCCTAGAAAATGAAATAAGCCGATTATATAAATTAGTCAATAAACCAGAAGTAGTAGAAAAAGAACCAAGTAATCGCCCCAATATTCAAGACCTGATGAAAGAAAAGGCACGTGACGCCGCAGGAGAACTTGAAGGATTATTTGATGAGTATATTACATCAGGTGCACCTACAAAACACACATTGCGTCCTATTGATGAAGTAGCTAAGAAGAATGTAATGCCACAGCATATCAGCATTCTAGTTGAAGTTTGGAAAAAGAAACTAACCGAGTTTGAGGCTGTGCTTGATGGTAAAGATAGTCATTTAGTACAGGGTTATATTTTTCTATCTAAGACTCAAACAAAGAATATTATCAAATTTATTGAAATGGTATTAACTGACCTAAATAGTTATATTTCTGTTAAGAAAGCAAGTAAAGCACCTCGCAAACGTAAGGCAGTTCCTGTTGAAAAGATTGTTTCTAAACTTAAGTATTTGAAAGAACACAAAGATCCTGTTAACAAACTTGAACTGATTAGTGTGCATCCTACTAAGTTACACGGTGCAAGTGAGGCATGGGTCTATGATACTAATCGCCGCAAATTGCATCACTATATCGCAGACGAGTACAGCAAGAGTTTTACGGTAAAGGGTAATACATTGCTAGGATTCGACAACGCATCAAGTGAGGTCAAAACATTGCGTAAACCCGGTGAACAAATAAAAGAAATAATGGGTAGTAAGCCAGTTGCACGTAAATACTTTAAAGAAATTAAAGCAGTATCTACAGTCCCGAACGGTCGCTTTAATGAAAACATGATTATATTAAAGGCGTTCTAATGGATGTAGAAAAGCGAATGAAAGAAATGATGGAACCAATTGATAAATGTATTCAATTGACCGATGATGATGAAGATATGCTGATGTTAGCATGTGCAATGATGCATCGTGTAAGAGAAATATTTGACAATCAAATTGGTGTAGCAGGTAGGAAACAAATGTTTAAGGATTTATTAAAATGAATGTGGATTTGAACAAATATAGTGATTTTGTACAGGCTGTTACAAGCCAACCAAGCAACGACTTGACAACTTTCATGGACCGACTAGATGAACTAGACGGTAACTTTGACGATGCAACACAAAGTCATGGACCTGATATCAATGTACCTTTATTGCTTACCGCATGTCTAGGATTAGCCGCAGAGTCAGGTGAGTTTATTGAAATTCCAAAGAAGATTTTCTTTCAAGGTAAAGCACTTACTGATGATAATGTGTTTCACATGAAACGTGAACTCGGTGATATAATGTGGTACTGGATTAATGCTTGCAGGGCACTTCGCCTAGATCCGAATGATGTTATTGCTGAGAACGTAGAAAAACTAAAAGCACGATATCCCGGTGGTGAGTTTAACGTGTTCAACAGCGAAAACCGCAAATCCAACGATATCTGATTATGTTCGGTTCTCTAGATAAATAAGATATCTGGAGAATATTATGGCTGGTCTTAGCTTAAACGAATTAAAAGAAGAATTATTTCAAAGTTTGCGATATCGCTTGGGCGAGGGTATAATCGATTTAGAATTAGATCCTCCTCATTTTGAATCTGCATATAACTATGCTGTTAAGGTCTATAGACAACGTGCTCAAAATGCTACCGTAGAATCTTATACATTATTGTCCTTAGAGGCTCATGTTGATACATATACACTACCTAGTGAATTTATTAATGTTCGCCAAGTATTTCGCAGAACAATTGGATTAGAAACCGGACCAAGTTCCTCTAGCTTTGATCCATTTAGTAGTGCTATTCTTAATACATATTTGCTTAATTATAATTCTGCCGGCGGACTAGCAACATATGACTTTTATGCAGGCTATATTGAATTAGCCGCACGTATGTTTGGTGGATATATTGTATACACATTTAATCCAGTAACAAAAGAAATACGACTAGTTCGAAACATAAAAGGATCAGGAGAACAAATATTAATCTGGGCCGATACACAAAGACCCGAACAAGAATTGTTGCAAGATCCAGGCGCCGGAATTTGGATTGGAGATTGGACATTCAGTCAATTAAAAGGAATATTGGGTGAAGCACGTGAAAAATTTGCTACTATTGCTGGCCCGGGAG